ATCTTGAAAAGGTTGATAATCAATGTCTTTTCTATTGTAGTCAATGTCCAATACATACCGACTAGAATAATCCAAAACATCCTTATTAATAAAAGAGAATAATAAGTCACTGTCCAAAACTTGAAGTCCAGTGAGATTGTTCAAATAATTCTCAAATAATATTTGAGTATCAACAGGAATCCCGTATTTCAAGTATACAAGATTTCTGCTTCCACTTCCAACTACAATGTTCCTAAGACGAACATTAGTTTGCCATGGATACACACTCTTGCTAAAGACGGCTCCAACTCTAGGTTCTAACCCAAAATTGCTCTGTAGCCAAGGAACTATGTGCTGATAACGCTCTCTTTGATATTCATTCTGATAATTAAAGCGAGCATAATAACCTTCAGTAACACGTATTCCATATTCGGCCAAGGCCCTCAAAATAGGGCAACCTGGATAGGAATACAACATAGAATAAGATTTGGCTCTTAACAATTCAAACAAGATCTTATTCTTAGATCTACTATAACGACGAGTAGTCCAACCAAACTCCAGAAGAGCTGAAATTGGGTTGGTAAGATTATTCTGGTCTTCTTCATCAAAAATGATCCCACAAAAACTGGCCGTAGCCAAATTAACGTGAGTTTCAATTTTGATGGTGAAACCAAGATCAGAATAATCTTGTACAGTAGGAACATTAAATTTGTTCTTAAATCTGAAAATTCCATCATCCCCTTCGACAAACCCAGGAGGTTCGGGAATCTTCCTTTCTTCACAAATGAACAACATTATCATCAAGTTTGAGAAACCATTTCCCAAAGATGTATTCATTTCACCTGACATTCGCGTGCCATTAATCTTTAGAGTGAAATAATAAAAATTACATCTATTTACTCCGAGTATGGTCGAGATAAAAGAACTCTTAAACCATTCCCGCTCGGGTAAATATTGAATCATGTAATCATACAATGTGCATTCAATAGCTTCCATCACTTTTGGAATAAAGTGTCCCTCAAAAGAAGTGTAATCAGTCGCCAAATAAATGGCATCAACGGAATACATCTGCATTAGCATTGCCGGACGCTCCGAAACTGGTACATTTTTAATGAAGTATGGAAGTTGATGGGCTCGAGACTTGACCGCATATAATTGCTTCTCAATAAGCTTAATTATAGGACCAACGCAAACTTTAAAAGTATCAGTACGCGAATAAATACCACGCGAATACTTATACTCATCATAAGTCTCATCTTTAATAAAACAATCAACCCCCCTATCATTAGGGTTATGATCCTTAAGCTTATAATAAGGATCCTGAAGTAACAAATCATAAACCTTACGAAGTTCATTCTTTCTCGACTCAGTATAGCTCGTGTTTGCCAACCAGGTCTCAAAAGAACAATCACTCGTAGGTTCAAGAGGGTCTAAATTATCCTTACACCATTTCTGAACAAAACGGCGGATCCTCCTAAGTTTTATCAACTTGGGAATAGGTGGCACAAATGCCAATCTTTTCCCTAAACCCCCCAAAGTGGTCAATGGGTCGGTTGAATCGACGTGAGGAGAAACTAATCTCGACAAATCGCAACCCAATGACACCCCAACCACAGGCCTATATGAAGGCTCGTTCAACGGTTGTTCGCGCTTTGGTGAAACGAAACTTACCCCCGGTCTTATTTCACCCAGGTCAGGTAGTTTCACTTCATAAAGCCTATAACCGTAAGCTAAGGTTCTTATGCACTTATGGGGTCCCTGTGAAAAGGGAGTTGAATAGTTTTCTGTTGATTGTGCTTAAAATAAGCCCAAACCAAGAAAACCGTATTATAAAGAGGATCCGATTTGGAATGTCGATTAACCCAAACCGTTCCCAACCTCTTCATAAAAGTTTTGATCTTGTCTGCAGCGACTTGATCAGTAGAAGTAAAATCAACTACAGCAAATTCCTTGGCTTGATCGAAAGCTTCCAATGAAACTACTAACAATTCATTACGATCACGAAGCCAAACAGGAATATACTTTG